TTCAGGTGGTTCTGGTGCTGGTGGTATTGGCGGTGCTGGCGGTTCAGGTGTAGTCATCATTCGGTATTTGGCATAAGGAGAAACAATGGCACATTTCGCAGAGATAGACCCTAACGGTGGAACCGTACTACGGGTATTAGTTGTACCGAATGAGCAAGAACATCGCGGTCAAGAATATATGGCTGACGATTTAGGACTTGGCGGTGTTTGGGTACAGACAAGTTACAACAACAATATCCGTTACAACTATGCTGGCATTGGTTATACCTACGATGCCACCCGTGATGCTTTCATCTCGCCTAAGTGCCACGATGAAGCAACACTAGATGAGGCAACCTGCCAATGGAACTGTTCAAATGAAGCACACAATCAGGGAGAAATATAATGTCAGACACACCAATCAAAATCGTAGTCAATTGCGAAACAGGCATTGCCGTTGAGGTTCCGCTAACTGCGGAAGAAATCCAACAGCGCGAACTAGATGCCATCGCTGCTGCTACTGCTAAGCAAGAAGCCGATGCTATCGCTGCTACTGAGGCAGATGCTAAGGCATCAGCACAGGCTAAGTTATCAGCATTAGGTTTGACCGCTGAAGAAATCGCAGCACTTACAAAGTAACCAAATCTTTCGGGGATAATCTAGGAGAATAATGCCAATTTATTCAGCTCAAGTGACGGTGACAACCTCACCAACATTGTTAGTCGCAGGCGATGCTCAAGCTGAGCAAGTGAACCTTCACGCAAAGCACACAACTTATCTTGGCGGTGCCGATGTAACCACATCAACAGGGTATCAAATGGATAACGGTGACAAGCTGACTCTTCAAAATCACGAATCACCTATTTATGCGATTTCAGCTTCTTCAGGAACTATGCAGGTGTTGGTGATTACGAAATGACAGCTCAAGATTATCTAACAATGGCGGTGGCGATCTGCACCATTATCGGCGCATTTGCCACCGCAACCCGTTGGATGGTCAAGCACTATTTAAGTGAATTGAAGCCTAATTCGGGCAGTTCGTTAAAAGATTCAGTTGTTCGACTTGAACGACAGGTTGAGGAAATTTACAAAATCCTAATTACAGGGGGCAATAAATGAGTCAGCAAGAACAAATTGTGGCAGTTGCCACCGCAGAGCTAGGTTTAATTGAAGGCCCGAAAGATAATCAAACCAAGTACCAAAAGACAAATCAACCTTGGTGTGGTGCTTTTGTTAATTGGGTGTTCAAAGAAGTAGGCGTGAAAATCCCTAATTGTGTTTCAACCTTGGCAGGGGCAACCGCCTTTAAGAAAAACAAAGCCTGGCAAGATGCCGAGTCAGCTACACCTGAAATTGGCGATTGCGTGTTCTTTGATTTCCCGCACGATGGAATTGACCGCATTTCACATATTGGGATTGTAACTAAGGTCAATGCTGATGGAACTGTCACCACAATCGAAGGTAACACCGCACCCGACAAAAAAGGCGATCAGCGCAATGGTGGTCAAGTTTGCGAAAAGGTGCGAGCATATAAGAAGAAGAATCGGGGCAAGTTAAAACCCTCTTTGCCAGTTCACATTGTAGGATTCGGCAAGCCAACCTTTAAGGAGTCATAATGAACAAGGCTAAATTTGAAGCAATTGTTAAAACTTACCTGCGAGCTGCTGCGGCATCAATCATCGCCCTCTATCTCGCAAGCCCTGATCAACCACTAAAGACTTATTTTGTCGCAGGTTTGGCAGCAGTTGCTGGCCCTGTTCTAAAGGCACTTGATGCGAAATCAACAGATTTCGGCAAAGGCGCTAAGTAACAAATGCTTCGGGGGGATATTCTTAAAGAGGCTTCACGCCTTACTCACGGTGACCGTAACAAAAATTATGGTGACCCACTAACAAATCATCAACGAATCGCGGCTTTGTGGTCGGTGTATCTTGAATCTGAGATTACACCTTCCCAAGCCGCGATTATGTTGGCATTGGTCAAGGTTGCTCGCCTGATTGAGTCACCCGATCATCTTGATTCCTTTATTGATGGCGCTGCCTACTTTGCCATTGCAGGGGAGATTGCCCATCGTGAAGGATAAACTTCTTGTTATAGTTCCCACACGCGGGCGGCCTCATAATGCGCAGGCGTTGCGCGATGCCTTCAATAGCACCCAAGCAACTGCCGATTTGTTATTTGTCATTGATAAAGATGACCCTGAATTTGCGGGCTACGATGCCGCCGATATTGATTACATCTTAATTGAAAACACCACTCGCGGGATGGCTTACCCGCTAAATGAAGTGGCGAAACAATACGCCGAGCATTACAAATACCTTTGTTTTATGGGCGATGATCACAGACCGCGAACCCACAAATGGGATGATAAGTTGATCAGCAAACTTCAAGATGCACCCGCCCTTGCCTACGGCAATGACCTTTTCCAAGGTCAGAGCTTGCCAACAATGATTGCAATGACTTCGGATATTGTCACCGCCCTTGGCGGGATGGTGCCGCCGAATATGCGCCACCTTTATCTTGACAATTTTTGGCTACGTCTTGGAACTGATTTGGGCAAGATTGCTTATTGCCCTGAAATCATTATTGAGCATTGCCATCCGCTAATTGGTAAAGCTGAGATGGATGAAGGTTACAAAACCGTTAATGCTGCTGAGGTTTACACCGCAGACAGAGATGCCTTCAACAACTTCATCAATTCTTTTATGTATAAGCAACTTCTTGAGGCGCTTAGATGAAGATTCTGATTACCGGTAACGCAGGCTTTGTAGGTCGCGCTTATCACCGCGCCTTTGGCGATCAACACGATATAACAGGAATTGACATTGCCAACGGCATTGATGCCCGCGATTTCTTTGCTAAAGATGACACACACTTTGACCTTGTTATTCACCTTGCGGCGGTAGTCGGGGGCAGAGCCACCATCGAAGGTAATCCCTTGGCAGTTGCCACCGACCTTGCCATTGATAGTGATCTCTTTCAATGGGCGCTTAGAACCCGCCCGAACAGAATCATTTATTATTCTTCATCGGCTGCTTATCCTGTTTATTTACAGACAGGTGAAATGCCAATTATGTTGGAAGAAAAAGACATTGATTTGAGCCAAATCCGCACCCCCGATTTCAGCTACGGTTGGGCAAAACTATCGGGTGAGATGTTGGCAATGTACGCAAGGCGCGAAGGGTTAAAGGTCACCATCTTGCGCCCGTTTAGTGGGTATGGTCAAGACCAAGATTTAGATTACCCTTTTCCGTCATTTGTTAGCCGTTGTTGGAACCAAGAAAAAGAGTTTAAGATTTGGGGCAGCGGCAAACAGGTTCGAGATTTCATTCATATTGACGATGTGGTTGAGGGCAGTTTAGTAGCTGCGCAAAATGATGTTGAAGTTATGAACCTTTGCTCAGGCGTTCCCGTCAGTTTTATTGAACTTGCCGAAATGATGATGGAAATTAGCGGGCATCGGGTGCCGATTGTTACCGATGAAACCAAGCCTGTTGGTGTAATGTTCCGAGTTGGCGAGCCAACTAATATGCTCAAAGTGTTTACGCCAAAGATTTCGCTTGAAGAAGGAATTGCTCGAAGTTTTCAGATTTAGTGCGTTCACCGCACCCCCAAGAAAGAACCCCCAACAGCCGTTCCTGTTGGGGGTTCTTTCGCCTTTTAACTAGGCGTAATCTTTCAAATAAGCAACAATCACTTCGCTTATGTTCTTGCCTTCGCTTTCAGCTTTCTCTTTGGCTTTGCGCCATAGTTCTTCATTGATTCGAATTGAGCGTTGCGGGGTAACCATTACAGACCACCCACGCACTTGAGGGCATCGCCCCAACAGTAACCTTCAGATGTCCACCAAAGGTTCTTTGCGATCTCAATTACTAACCAAACGCCAACGATGATGAAGGCGGTTCTAACTAGTCGCCATTTGCGGGTCATTCTCATTTTACTGCTCCCATTTCTTTTAGCATATTTCGCATCTCAACTAAATTGATAATTGATTGACAAAGTGCCAAATCTATTGTTTCAAAGGTGGCATTTTGTAGGTCAAATGCCTGCTCAAGAGTTTGATTTATTTCGGCAACGCCTGTTGTTAGGTCAAGGTAAAGCGATTTCATTGCGCTCATTTGGCAATGCCCCATTCCTTTTGCAGTTCTTTGTATTCAAATTCAGTAACAACGCCTTTGTATTCGTTACAATTGAAACAAACTTTCTCATTGCCAACCTTGTTATCGCAAAATACGCAGTAATAGGTTTCAGCATCTTCAATCCAACCAATAGGGAAACAACAATAAGTGCCATCATCCATTTTGACAGTCACTTTCATACAAAATTGAATTGCGCGTGAAGCATCCTTTGCGCTTTCAATCGTGCCAAATTCAACGCCTGAGATGTGTGAAACTTTGACTCGCATATTGTCGCGGATATTCATTATGCACCTATTTTCGGAAAGTAATTATCTGATTGTTCTTGATATGGGTTTGGCGCGTAAGATTGAAACTTTTTTAATTCCATTACGCAGTTAAAACAAATGTATTTGCTATTAAGTAGGGTCAATCCTAAATAACTATTTTTATCGCAAGTCACGCACTTCATTATGCAACCTTTCCATCTTGTGCATTGCACAAATTATCTAAAAACAAACCAAAAGCAAGTTTGCTTTCAAAACTAATGCGCACTTCATTACCATCAACATCTTTTAGATTAAGGCGCACTTCACCAAAAAATTGATTTACTGTTACATTAGAATAATTATCTAATTTGAAAGTAACTACATTAGTGTTATCGGGAAATTGTGTGATGTTCATTGACATTTGAATCCTTCTTTCTTTGGGGCCGTTCCCCATAAGAGAAACTTAGCACCTGTCTTGACATAGTGTCAAGACACGCCAAGGCAATTTAAGAATTATTTTTGCCTTATTTCCGCCTGCCCACGCCTGTTACCCACCCCACAGATACCCCTCAAACGGGTAGAATTGACCCTATGACCACGATTGCAGGCTACCAAGGCAAAGGCTTTGCCATCCTTGGAGCTGACAGCCAAATCACCGATGGTGACAAACGCATCATTTCCCCTTCAACCCCCAAAATCGTCAAGGTGGGCAAGTATCTATTAGGGGTCTGCGGAGATTGCCGCCCCGGTGATGTGCTTATGTATAATTGGAAACCGCCTGCCTACGATGGCACCGACCCTGTTGGCTTTATGGGTCGGAAGGTTATTCCGAGCATTATCAAGGCGTTCAAAGACAATGGCTATGATTACCAAAAAGAAGGCGCGAGCTTTGCCTATTTGCTCGCCTTCAATGGCAACATCTTTGAAATCGGCAACGATCTTGGCATTTCGCAATCAATTGATTTCACCTACGGCATTGGGTCAGGTAGCGCGTACGCCCTTGGCTACCTAACTTCAATGGCTGATGTTTACGGTGAGGCGGTAGGGGAAACAATGAACATTGACACCGCCACCAACGCCATC